TTTTTTTTTTTTTTTTTTTTTTTTTTTTTTTTTTTTTTTTTTTTTTTTTTTTTTTTTTTTTTTTTTTTTGTTTGTAAAAAAGAATAAAGAATGAGTATTCATTGCTGAACTCAAATAAATAAAAAAAATAAACATTTCATTTAGATCATCAGTGTAGGAAATCGGATTGGTTGTCGTGGGACAATTCCGTGTTTTCTTCTGTATGACGCCATCGTTTCATAGTCTTGATAGATATGATCGGGTTGGTGTTTGAAATATTTGAGATTCCATTTAGGCTGATACTTAAGAGGTCCATGGTATGTTGAGATGAGTTTGCGAACTGCATCTATAGATGGAAATTCTTGTGTATACAGTGAGAGTGGTATCTCTACTTCATCACGGGGAACGGAGCCTTGTAACCAGGAAAATGTTTTAATCCAGGCTTCCTTGCTAAGGTCTGCGTTTGGGAGATAAAGATTGTAAATATCAAATAGAAACTCAGAAAGAGTTTCATCTTCTCCGCAAGATGCGAAGTGAATGCCTATGGCTCTCATGGACATGTATTTCTCTTGAAATCCGTGTTCGGGATAGATAATCTGTCCAACAAGTTTGCCAATGGGTCGTTTGGGCATTCCAAAGTTGCATTGATATTGTAGCGTTTCAATCTTGCTTCTTAATTCCGTAATAACACTCTTCTCTGGTGAGATGATCATGTTCCATCTTAATTCGGCAAATTTGCCAAAGAAAGCTGTGAAATCGTAAAGTCGTTGGAGCGTCCAATGAGTGAATATTGTAGTGTCGTCACCCATAATGAACATCAGAATGTCGATTATTTCATCGTCTGTGCATCCAAATTCGATTAAAGCGTGTACAATCATAAAGATTGTGGTGTATGACTGAAAGAGTTGGGTTGGTAGTCTGCCTGAGCATTCTCCTCCGTGTTCTCTTCTATATGCATAGCCTTCGGCTGTGAGAAAAGTCATGTTCAAATTCCAATTCATATTGAAATTGATAAGATTGTCTAGTCTCTTATACATAAGGTCGGTGGTAAGATCCGGGTATTCTGGGTACTCATATGTAGGTTGATAACCTTTATTAATGATTAGTACTTCAGGTAGCCACTTGAGGTAAAAGTGCTTGTGAATATAGGCTGGATTTGAC